TAGTCGCGTCCCACGATGCTGATATCAAGAGTGTCAGGACCGGATACGCTCTTGAGCAGCTTGTACACGTTGGCCATGTTCAGGCCGGCTGTTATATCAGACGGACACTCGTACTCTTCAAAGTTATCAGCGCCCAAATTCATATGTACGAGGGTTACACGCGCCGTGTCAAGTGTCAAAATGTGGATGCCACTGGCCGTGAAATACACATTGACGTCATTGATGATATCCTTGAGAACCTCAAAGACCGATTTCAGCGCCGCAGCCTGAATGGTCTTGAGGTGCATTCTTGATTTCAAGGGGTGGCAATTCTTTAACGCTGTCCCACATTTTGGAAGGCGTCCTGGACGTCGCCGCCTATTCTAGCCTCGAGTTCGGGAGTCAAACGGGGCTGGAGTGACTCGCCGTACCTGTCAAACTCGAACATCCCTGGTTGATCCGTACCATCAAGATTAGACCCTACGCCCGAGTCCCATGATTCAAAGTCGCATGGGACCATGGACTCGAGCCACGCCTGGACCTCCTTTCCTATGAGCAATTTACCGTCATTCGTGACGAGGGTCGGAACCCGTTTGATTTTATTCGATGGTATTCCCTGTTCATTTATGTTCCAAAATCTGACAATCTCTATGAGGGCCGGTTGAGTCTTGATGTACAAAAGTATGTCCTGGGACCACTTGCATTTGTCAGAGTAGACCAGCAAGGCCATTTGAATTTACAGAGTTTTTTTCATCGAATCTTTTTTCGCAGTAAATGGTAATATGAAGGACCTTATCCTAACGCTCCTGGTGGCTATAGTTTTGTTCCTGGTTTGGAACGGTCGTCAGGTGGCGCGTTACTCTGGGGCGTCCCCGGCACCTTCCCCCTCCGTCCCCTCGGACGCGCCCGTGTCTCCTGACGTGACGCAGGTTATCCTCGAGGCGATTCAGAAAACGGCTGGGTACCCACTAGAGACCCTTTACATCAAGAACGTGGGTGACGATACGTACGATGCCCGCTTCATGTTTTTCAACACCGAGAAGTATTTCGGTACCCAGTACGACGTCAAGGCGCATCTGAACTCGAACGGTTCCGTAAACATCATCAGCCAGTCCGAGACCGCCATGACAGGTGACAGTGACAACCCAGCCTACGTTCCCGACAAGTACCAGCCATACGAGATGATCGAGTCCAACCTGGATCGTCAGCTCCAAGATGCGCTCAAAGCGAACAAGGGAACCCCCGGCGGCCTGATAGGCACCCCCCGTGAACTTGCGAGCGGGGCGTCAGCGCCCGCGCCAGGCCCCGCACCATCTTATCGGATGTAAATAGCAGAGATGGAACAGAATGTTCCATCGGCCAAGGATATCCTCGCCGCTGAAAAGAAAAGAGGGTCCGCGAAAAAAGAGTACTACAAGGCTCTTCTCGAACAATTTTGTAGGAAAATTAAACATTCTGTGGAACTCGGAAAAAAGGATGCGATCCTGACCGTCCCCACATTCCTGGTTGGATATCCACGGTATGACCTGGCCATGACGGTCATTTACATGTCCAGACAATTGGGCCGCCTCGGGTACAACGTGGTGCTCATAGGCCCGCTAGACCTCAAGGTGACATGGAGACGCGAGCGCTCTGAAGAGGACCAGGAGGAGGCTGAACCCACCGTGTTTTTACCGAGCCTGGTGAACCTCCAAAAGACTGCCCAAAAGCTGCGTGTAATTAAGAAGTAAATTTACAAATAAAATTAATAATGGACCAAGTGGTGAGTACTCTCCTGACGTGCCCGTGTAGACCCAATTTTACTTATAAAAACCTGGCTCAACATAGAAAATCAAAAATGCATCTGGCGTGGGAGGCTTCAAAGGAAGTCAAAGATGTCAGGGTCCAGTCAAAGCAATTTGAGAATGAAATTGAAAGACTCAAGAGGCGGGTGACTCACAAAGAAGCGGTGGAGGTGGCACTTTTGAATAGAATTAACCAACTCGAGGAGGAGGTTCTGTACTGGAAAACAGCCTGTGAGGGGGTGTATGTTAATTGACTGCGCAAGTTTAGGAGCAAATAAATGCTGCGCATTTACCAAAGCATGGACATCCTCAACGAGTCCGAGCGCCGTTTCACCAAGAAACTGTGTGACGCCATGATTCCCGCGATGATCGAAGCATTCTGGGAAATTTGGCTCGAAGCCAAGAAGGAATCTCAGGGAAAAAACACCCCCCGTGTGTTCCAGGAGCTCCTCCGTGGTGTCAAGACCTGGAACTCTTCAATTTCACTCAAAAATACAGAGACGATCGTCAAGAACCAACCCCTCTTTCCTAATTTGTTGGCGGCCGTCTTTGTGATTCACGTCAAGATTCTGAGCTCCATCAGGACGGACAGGAAGTCAAAGAAGATCAGCATCAAGCTCCCGGCGAACGACGTGTTCGTCCAGCGATGCTACGAGGCTTGTGCCAAGGACCTATATGAGAGCCCTTACATCATCACCGAGCCAAACACCGAGTCCGATCGTGACGAGGACCTCAACAAGCGTTTTCACAAGCACATCTGCCTCGTCATCGAGGACCTCGTTCCCACTGCCGAGATTCTGAACACGTACCTGCCAATGCCAGCGTCTGGCGGCGATCTCGACATGAATCAGGACGAGGAGGACGAGCCGGACGAAGAGGAGGACATTCCCGATATCGACGGCGAAGACGAGTTGGATGCCATGCCGACTGCAAACGACGCCGCGGGAACGAGCGGGGGTGGCGGCGCCGGCATGGAAATTGGCAAGACTCCAGGGGGTGTCGACACGATGGTGACGGCGTCAGACGGGCTCACACCGCCATCGGTTCCCGGAGCAGGAGGGACCCCGGCCCTCCCAGAACAGACGTTGTTCGATGATGCCCCCACTAAAATCCAGAAGCTCGGCGCGTAAAGAGACTAAATAACATCTTGTAAGTTACTAGATGGAGCACTACTTCAAAGAACCCTTCAGCGCCGCCGTCATCGCAGCAGCGGCAGTGATGGCCTACGTATTCGTCAAGGCGAAAATGAACAATGAAGGAAAGCTTAAAAACTCGGATTATTTCAAGAATGCTTTCCTGGTCGGTCTTTTGGTTTACTTTATCACAAGCCAGGGGCAGGGGTCCCACGAGCCTATTATGAAGGAGCCATTCTAACTTAAGGAAAAGACTCTAAAATATTACTATAAATGACCACCCTCTCTGCGTTTAACGAGATGATGGGTCAGTTTATCGGTGAACTCGCACAGACCTTCCCCGATGAGCCCAAGATCAAGGAGGCCCAGGCCGCTCCAGCGAATCGCGACACGTTCGACAAGTTTATGAAGGACGTCACGCCATGGGTATCCCAGATGATGGCCAAGGACTCTACGGCGTTCTTTTGCGAGGCCAACCCCGTGGTGACCTCCCTGAATCTTCATGAGATTTGGAACACCGCCGAGTGTACAGACGGGACCAAGGCGGCCATCTGGCAGTACTACCAGACGCTGTACATGCTCGGCACGACCATCAACATGTTTCCACCCGAGACTCTGAGTATGATCGAGTCAGCCGCCGAAAATTGCGCCAAAAATATGAAAAAGGCGCCGAACGGTCAGATTGACGAGGCGTCCCTGATGGCCGGTATGAACAGTATGCTCGCGCAGATGCTCGGCGGCGGTGGTGGTGCCAACCCGCTAGCGGCTATGCTCGGCGGTGCCGCTCCCCCGCCTCCACCCCGAACCGGAAAGCGCAAGCCGACCAAAAAGATTTCTCAGTAAGTAACAGAATGGACGTGAAAGATATTTTCAAGACGAGTGAACTCATGAACTTTTGGCCAACGGCGCGTCAGTCGGCCAAACAGCGCGTCTCTTCTACGACCCGCTTCATTATTTACGCCACCATCATCGTATACCTTATCAACCGTGATTCCCGTGTTTTCGCACTTGGTGCGTTGGCCCTGGGCGTTCTTTATTACATGTGGACCTCGAACCTCATTTCGGACGGTCTCCTTCGTCCGGCCTACGCAGATGACCGCGCACTGGGTCTTTTACGCGACGAGGTGACGATGCCGACCCTGAACAACCCCATGGGGAATGTGCTCATGAGCGATTACACCGAGAATCCAGACCGCCCACCAGCGGCTTGGTATCCCAGCGTCCGTGCCGACGTTCAGGCGGCGTGGAGCACCATCCACCCCTTCGAGCGTGTTCGCGACGCCGAGCGCAATTTCTACACCACCGCATCGTCCACGATTCCAAATGACCAGAATGCGTTCGCGACCGCCGCTTACGGTAAGCAGTTTGCCCCCATGTGCAAGGACCAGGGCGGACGGGCGTGCGATCCAGACAATTTCCAGTTCCATTTCCCAGAGCGCACGCAGATGCGCGGAGGTAATGGTCAGTAAGCTTGGTTTTTTTCGCAACTAAAATTAAGAATGCCACTCCTCGACGCGGCTCCTATTATTCTCCAGCCCAATATCCACATGGGTCCAGCGACTGTGGTCCTCGAGGATCTGGCCGATGCCAGTTCGTACCTGCGCGAGCAGACGACGACGGCGTCGAAGAAGGGCTGGTCCGAGCGGGCTTATGACTTTCCCAACACCTACGTGAACATCCCACAGCGTGTCATGTCGTGGGATCCCATCAGCACGTACGCCGATGATCAGAATACCCGTTTCGTTCAGCGTTACCACAGTGCGAAGAAGTAAAAAAAATAGTACCTAATCATAATAACGATGGAACCTTTGGCCATCGCCGCCGTCGTCGGTCTTGTGTTTGCCGGTAAGCGTCTCTCGGACGGTTCAGAAGAGCCCCAGGGACGCAAACCACTGCCAACCACTCGGCCAATTACCCGTCGTGATGTCGACCTCGCTGCGAATGCTCGCGATCACTCCAAGGATGCTTTTGATCTCCGTGTCATGACGCCGAATCTCGGCCGTCGCATCGGCGATTGGCGTCTCCAGCCGAAAGAGGCGGTTGGTAACCTTCAGGACGTTTCTCCTGACGCGAATCGTTTTCCATTCGGTCAGCCCGTTTATGATCTGTATAACCGTCAGTATGTGACGAACAAGATGAACAACCTCCAGCCTATCGAGCGCCGCCGCGTCGGTCCAGGTCTGGGCGTCGGCTCCAACGTGGACGCGGCGGGTGGCTTCCACCAGTACTTCCGTGTGTTGCCCAATAACATCAACGAGGAGCGCCTCACGACGCTCGAGGGCCGCAACGGTCCCGCTGATTCTTTCATCAAGTCTGGTGGCGCTGGCGGTATCGGTGAGGTGACTCACCAGGCCAAGGAGACCAAGGCGTGGTACCGCGAGCCAGCCCAGAGCCGTGGTCAGGGCCAGGGTGGTGCCGTCACGGGTGCCGAGGGCCGGCCAGAGTTTCTCAAGACGGCCCGGACCACCATTCGTGACGAGCAGACGTCCCGCGGTGACACTTTGTCCATGGGTCCCGCCCAGTACAACGTGGCTCAGCCGTATGCCGAGGGCGGCTGCGGTGCTTATACCGACAAGTCTCTCACGCGCAGCAGCGATTACCGCTCCAAGCCGGATCGCGCAGGAAACGGTCAGCGCATGAACGTCCGTAACGACCCCGTCAATCAGGTGGGCGCAGCGACCAATCTTCGCGCAGAGTCCAAGCCGGTGCCCGTCTCTCACATGAACGG